CATCTGCTGAACGATATCCTGAAGTAGTCCACACCATCTGATCATCTTTGATATTCATCTCGTCTAGTGCTCTCGTAAAATCTTTCATTATAGAGACCGCATTTTTTACATTTACACCACTCATTACCCAATCATCCGACAAATTCTTCAGTTCTTTGAGTCTGGACTTTTTCACAAAGTAAGGACCAGTCTTTGGGAAAAAGCTGAGGATGAATGATATCATCTAGTTCATTTAGCTAAGCCTTTCTTTTTTAAGCTGGCTTTTAGTTCAGCCATAAGTGCGGCACGCTTTGTATTTATGACAGGTTTCTTGCCTTGGGCTGGAGGTGGAGGTGGTGGGGGAGGGGGAGCTGGGGCGCGACCACTCGGTACGACGACTGACTGACATATGCGAATAACTTTCTGTGCATTCTTCACACTGTTCTCAAAGTTCATGGTAATCTTGGAACGAAGTTCTTTAGCAGAAAGCTTCACACGTTTACCACCAACATCTTTCGTCACACGGAGACCTAATTTTTTAGCTTTATTTTTTAAGTCCTTGTATTGCATATACTAATAACTAAGAAAATCCTCAAACGTCACTAAATCTCTATCTTCGACGAGAAGTGCAAACTCCAAGTCTGTATCAGTCAGTTCTTGAATCGGAATTTGAGATTCCATGAAAACTCGTTGTAGATATATGTCTCGATCATCGAGATACGTGAGAATGGATGTAATATCACCATTAGACAAGGTTTCAATTGCTTCACAAAATTTGTGCTCTGAAAACTCGCCATAATCGAGAATCTTATCTCGAATGAAATATTCTTCAGGTTCTCGGGGATCTTGACTGATGTCATTGGCGAGATAAGTACATGTCATAAGAACGTGAATACCTCCACATATCCTTTTTATAAATTCTTTCTTGGCGGGTGTGATGTTCATTTTATACTTATTTTTTAGTCGTTACATTATCCACTTAGACTTCAAAATGATATTAAATGATAAAATGTCACGATATCTTCATTGTTGATCATCTTAACAATCTTTCGATCATCTTTGGTGAACATGAGTGGATTTGGTGATGCTAATGTGTACGCACGACTCAATGTTACACCAATGTGATCGAAATATAATAATAATGATGTCAAATTTTTCGAATCCAACACGTCCACAGCCATCTTAAATTTTCCAGACGAAAATTCATATGTACCATCTTGATTAAGACTGAATAGTTGTTTTTTTATAAACTTTTCCATTTCATTTTGGGGTTCCGCACCTATTTGTTTTACGCACCCCAATTGTTCCATCAAGTCACAAACACCATGAGCAACCTTTTTTATGAATGTGCGCTTTTCTGGTATCATACTTATTACACATACTATTATATGACAAAATTAGAAGAACTCGTACATGAAGTTTTACTTCCACGAATCGTACAACTTGAGATTGAAGTCGCAGCGTTACGAAAACATACCTGGCCTTATGTACAAGCGCAGAAAGAACATAATCAGCTTGACGACATCGAGGCTAAGAGGGATTTTGTCAAAAGTCTCGATGATGACACTGTAAAAGAATTGCTTAACATGAAGGCGAAATTTTCGGAAAGTTCAGGACTCCAGAAGAGTGAGTATAGTTCTTTAAAAAATCATTTTTGTTAAAAGAAATCGTCAGTGCGGTACATTGTGACATCAAACGAACCAGTCTTACCAGTCACCGAGACGGATTCATTTCCATAGAGTTCCTGGCATCCGATATCATCTATACAATCACGTCCACCATGGGATACAGGAATTGGATACAGGTTCTCACCACCGGTCGTGGTATAGTAATGGTAACGGTCGCGGCGACCTCGAACCTCCTTACCATATAAGGGAAGTGTCTCTCCACTATCACCTACGAGAATCCCCATCTGTTGCATGTGACCGGGTTTGTATTGTTTGATGGGTGGTCCTCTAAATTCTGGTTCGCGCCTGATATCCTGTGTATGAACAGGACGAGGAGGTGGAACCATAACAGGAACTTCAACTGGGACTTCAACGAGTTGGGGGTTGTACCACATGTAACCAATCACTGCTACGAGTACGACGAGCGTCACCCATAGAAGTTGGGTCTTTGTCTTGTTCTTCATTTACTATAGTTAAGGAAAATCTTTTACTTAAAGCTATGAAGGTGTTGGCAATAGATATTGGCTATCACAACATGGGTATGGTTTTGGCCAAGTCCGAATCAGGACCGAAAATTGAAGTTGAATATATAAAGAAAGTAAATCTCGAAGATTACAAATATATACAAACGAATGACTTTGTAGATCTTATTCCTTTATTTGTAGAAGATCATCGAGAAATATTCGACGCGGCTGATAAGATACTCATAGAACGGCAACCACCTGGAGGGTTTACAAATATTGAAATTCTATTACATTACATGTTCAAAGATAAAGTGACTTTAATTTCACCTGTGAGCATGCATACACATTTTGGCATGAGACATCTGGACTATGACCAGAGAAAGGAACGAACTGTTTCAATAGCTGAAAAATACATAGAAGATGACATTCCATATGAAAGAAAACATGATATCGCGGATGCGTTGTGTATGGTTGTGTACGACAATTTTAAGTCGTGCGTACATTTTTTCGACAAGTTCAAATATTTTGCCAGAGTATAATATATGCCATCTGCGAAACAAATCCAGAACGCAAAGAAAAAATTAAAGGTCACACCCAAACCCAAAGGTAACGCACCAAGAATTCCCAATCGTCTCACTTACATCGTCATCGCTGCGGATCCCAAAGTCAGTCGAGATCGGGCATTTCTGAAGACTGTTCGAGAGTACATGAAGAACACTCCCTCCTCAAAATCATTAAAGCGTTAGCCGTACTCTCAAACATATCGAAAATTTCACCCGTATTTCTTCGTTTAATGGCTGCACGAAGTTTCCCCAAGTTAAAATCGAACGACTCACACTCTTTTTTAGCTTGTTCATCGTGTTTCTTTTTTTGTTCTTCAATCTTTTCAATTTTTAGATCAATTTCTTTGATTGCATTTTCAACTGATGCATCCAAGTTTTCAATTTGTTCACGATAATAATCACCTTGTTTTCTGAGAATCTCACTTTTCAGTTCAGATGTAGTGCGTTCAATTTGAGCATTATTCCGATCGAGTTTTTCTTCGAGATACTCCAGGTTGTAAAGATAATTTTGCTTGCACACCTCCTTGATGTTATTAAGTCGGGCAATTTCGCTGAGAAGTTTGACGTCCATTGTATATTAGTTTATCTTTTTAGCTTTAAACACTTTACTTAGGTCTTTTATGAAAGAGTCAAAATGTCCAAGTCGATATTGAACAAATGCCCATAGCACGAAGAAAAGTGTCTTCGTCAGGCGGTTAATATCGTTCTCTTCCATTTTATAGATTGGTCCGACTACACGTCCCATAAACGTCTCGTCCTTTTCTTTTCCAGTCATGAACATTTCTGCCTGCGTTAAAGCGCACGTGTCATCGTTTACAGACCAGTGATAAAAAATGAAAGGAATCACCATCGAATAGAATTCGAGCTGTCTACGATCATTCAGAAATGGTACCACAAGTATCCACAAAAGAAAAATCAAATGAATAAGAAATATTATATTCATTTACTATAAGATGAGTGAAGAAATTAATATGGAAGATAAATGGAACGAATATCACGAGAATGTCTTGCGTCAGTGGGGTGAGGCGTCTGCGTGTTATAGATACATGCACCACCGAGGGTTTTTACTCTACAAGAGGTTAAGTCTGCGTTTTAATCTACCAGTCATCGTACTTTCTACAGTGACTGGAACAGCAAACTTTGCTCAGACTTCGTTTCCCGAAAGTATGCAGAGCACTGTACCCGCAATCATTGGTGGTATGAACTTAGTGGCGGGTCTCATTGCCACGATCATGCAGTTCCTAAAGATCAACGAACTCCGTGAAAATCATAGAACAGCGGCGTTAGCTCACGGTGCGTTATCGAGGAACATTCGTCTTCAGTTGTCACTTCCCCGCGAAGAACGAAAGAAAGAAGGTCTTAAATTCGTCGAAGAGTGTAAGGCTGAATATGACCGTCTCATTGAACAGTCTCCCCCCATTCCCAAGAATATTCTTTTGTCTTTTGAGAAGGAGTATCCCATCGATGGTGTGTTCACGAAACCCGAAATACTGGGTGTACGCCCCATTCCACATCTTAAGTTACCGAAAACTATAGAGCCTATACGAGCAATGACACAAGATACACCCTTCGAAAAAGTGGGACAATATCTCTCTAAAGAGGAGGAGTCCGAGGAAGAGGAGGTGGAATCTGAAGAAGAGACAGACGTCGAGCAAGGTACACCAAAAGAATAAACATCGTTAAATTGGTCAAAACACTACATGCAACGTATGGTACAATTTTCCTTTTTAAAGGTTCTACGATACGTTTATGAAGTGCGTCATTTTCGAGCACCAAATCTATGGCCTGAGTAGTAAGATCATCGATGGACTCCTTCATTAAAATAGTCGAGCAAAAAAAAGATCCCGTTGTGACGACAATACATACGAAACAAATTGATCTCATTCGTAAGTACATCCGTGAAAGGAAGAATGTCTTCATATGTGGGCCACCAGGTGTTGGAAAATCCTATATTCTCAAAGCAGTGTTACAAGGTTTAAATCATGTCGAGTTACAGACAGATCATTTGAAAAGTAAGTCACCATTTTTACAATTCATTAGACCTTCGACAAAACATGTATTTATCGAAGACTATGACCCTGTGTTTAAACCGATAATTGAAAAGATTTCAGATGGTGATAGAATTTCTCGTGGATGTTTATTAGTGACTACTACAAATATGTGTATGTATCCAAATTTTGAGACTGTTTTCATACCAAAACATAAACCGGAAATTCTCATGAAACTTACTGATGAGAGGGGGTCTAAAGTAGAATATGCAGCCGTTCGTGCAAATGGAAACATACGAAATTTTTTTACATACTTGGAAGGATATGATGAAATGGATGATTTCAAAACACCCAAAGAATTTATTGCAGAAGTATTATCAGATTCTGGCCCGGTTCAAATTTATGATAGTATTTCCGAACATGGTCACATATGGGACATTTTTCAAGAAAATTATCTAGATTCAAAAGATGTAGATATTATAAAAACTTCAAGGTCATTTTCTGATGCAGATATGTATGATACCAAAATGTACTCACATGGTGAGTGGATTCTCATGCCATATTTTGTACTACATGCACTCACGATTCCGAAAGCATCACTCGGTGAACCACTCGTCAAAGATAAAATCAGACCTGGTAGTTGTTGGACTAAGTTTGGAAACTACAAGATGCGAAAACAAAAGTTCGAAGAAATAAAAAAGAAATCGAGAACAGGACTAGGTATAGAAGAGTTGTGTCTGTTGAAGAAATATGCGGAAAATGGCAATTTGAAACCACTCTTAGAATATTCTATAAGTTCACAAGATTTCGATGTTATCAATCATCTCGCAGTTGGAAATGGCTTAAAATCAAGAGATGTTATGAAAGTAAAGAAAGCATTGAAAAATGCCCTCGGATGATGAAAAAGATCACGATGAGACTGAGTGTGTAAAAGTTGTCGGAAATGAGATTCTCTTCTATGGTGACATCGATCGTGAAAATGCATTGGAATTCGTTGAAAAGTTTAAGAAGTTGGAGATTGAACTTCTTAAGAAAATGGCTGAACTTGTTGGATACGAACCTCAAATTAGAGTACACATCATGAGTGATGGTGGTGATATCTTCGCGGGTCTAAACATGATGAACGTTCTGGAACGTTCGAGAGTGAAGGTTATCACAATTGCACAAGGTTCGTGCTGTAGTGCAGCTACATTCGTGTTCTTGGGTGGATCGGAGCGTCGCATGGGTCGTAATGCATACCTTCTGATTCACCAAATTTCCACTGAATTCTGGGGAAATTTCCAAGAACTCAAGACAGAAATGAAATCTACTGAAAAGTTTATGAATATGCTCAAAAAAATGTACCTCTCTAAAACCAAAATTCCTGAGAAGAAATTTAAACGACTCATGAAAAAGGATATTTATCTGACACCCGAAAAGTGTATCAAGTATGATATCGCTCACGTCGTTGACTAATCGTTACTGCACGGTTATACAAACCAAGAATGCATATAACTATAAAAATAATACATAACGTATTTAAATTCATTGGTACTACTGTAGTATCCGGAGGTTTGAGTCGTTCCATTCTACCATAATTTACAACTGGCAAGTTAGACATCTATTTAAAGTTGAGAATTTAAATATACATAGAATGGAACGTCTTATAAAAAAGGATAAACACGGAAATGAAAGATTTACAGACATCAGGGTTGAAGACTTGAAAGATGGAACTGCTGACATTGTGAAATGTACAGGTGTCGTCGGAACAGATAAAGTTTCGGTATCTCGTTTAAATGTAAAAACTGGTTATGAAAAAGCTCTTATGAGAGCTCGGACGATGTGGAACAATGAAAAGGTCAAGTGTACTCAAATTCTTCCCATGTTAGCTAATAAATGGGAAGATCGTGAGAAATATATCACAGAACCATTTTACGTTCAACCAAAACTAGATGGTGTTCGATTACTCGTTTCTAATAAAGGTTGTGTTTCTCGAACTGGTAAACCCGTTGAAGGTGTCGAACATCTAGGACGAGGTCTCAGAGATGGTGAGTATCTAGACGGTGAGTGTTACGCTCCCGATAAAACATTCGAAGAAATTACCAGTATTTTCAAAATGAATCCAAAAGATTTAGAGTTTCATATATTTGATTATTTTGACACGGAAAGACCTCACCTCACTTTTGAAGAACGAAAAGAATATGTCACAGTGGATACATTTCTCGTGAAGAAAAAGTCTGATGTTCAAGGGTATCACGATATGTTTGTGAATCAAGGGCACGAAGGTATTATGATTCGAGACGCTTCGAGTACATATGAAATTGGAAAACGAAGTAATTACCTTCTTAAATATAAGGCTTTTCAGACGGAAGAATATGTAATTGTAGATGTCAAGGAGGGGACGGGACGTGAGAAGGGTACGGCAATTTGGGTGTGTAAAGTGGGTGAGCAACAATTTTCAGTGAAACCGGAAGGAACTCTCGAAAAAAGAAAGGAATATCTAAGAAATAAAGAGAGATATATCGGCAAACAACTCACAGTTCGTTATCAAAATCTAACAGCTCTTGGTATCCCACGTTTTCCCGTTGGTGTGGCAATTAGAGATTATGAATAATATTAAGATATATAAATGAACAGAGTGGCGATTGACATTGATGAAGTCTTGGTCAATTTCTTGTACCCCATGGCAAAGCACCATAATAAAAAAATCAGGAAACCTAAATACAATTATGTATATCGTGAAATTTTTGATATTGACGAGGTGACATCACAAAAAATGGTTCAAGATTTTTACATGTCGAGAGATTTTTCGAAGTTGACGCCAATCAAAGGTGCACAAAAAGCTATGTATGACATTCGTTGGAATAGTAAAAAAATGTATGTCGTCACGGGGCGCCAAGATTCTGTTCGTGAAGAGACGGAACTTTGGATCGATCACTACTTTCCGGGTATTTTTGACGATGTGATTCTCACAAATAGTTATACCCCAAACGAAGTGAAGAAGTCTGATATATGCCGGGCTCTGAATATAGGTCTCATCATTGATGACAATAAGGGAATATGTGATGAATGTATTGATTCGGGAATTCAAGCATTCAATTACATTGGTGATGAAGTGTATCCATGGTGCGAAGAGAGTGAAATAAGTATAAAGGAGTGGAAAGACTTAAAGCTATAATGTATGCTATTTTATGTAAACCTATTGTCATACATCCACCCAAGAGTAATCCCGTTTTAAGTGGTAAAGATTGTCGCATCGTAAAACTTACACCATCTCAAGTATCAGAAGATAAACTGGAACTTGAGATTTTGGAAGCACCCCCAATCGTAATTGACCCTACCGAACAGTCGAAAGATTCGTAATTCTACCATCCCTAGTCTTCATTAAGAGAACCTCATCACATTCACCACCTTTGATGACTAGTACAGCTTCTCCACATTTTGTCCCACCCCCTTTGTATCTTTCACAAGCAATCTGCGTCTTATTTGTGATGTTCATGTCTTGGCTGTATCCCATGAATGTTCGATCAACATCACCTTTATCATCCGTGGCTTCTACCGTAGCCTTCACACAATATGACCCAAATTTACACTTCCGCTCTTCCTCTGTAGGCGGAGGGCAATCATTTACCAACGCCCTCGGCCTTCGACCAAAACGCCTTTTCAGAGGATAAAACAATACTTTGGTAATAGAGGACATCTCTTACCAGAGTTTGTGATTGTTATTTTAAGTTCGTTTATGATAGCTCTTCCAACCGGGTTCGAACCGATGACCTCGCGATTAACAGTCGCACGCTCTACCAACTGAGCTATGGAAGAAAAAAGTCCTCTCTAGGTGAATCGAACACCTGACCCTTGGAACTACAGTCCACTGCTCTCCCAACTGAGCTAAGAGAGGATAAGCTCCCACTAGGAGTCGAACCTAGGGTGGTGGATTCAAAGTCCACAGTGTTGACCACTACACTATGAGAGCCCCAACTATATCACTTTCTGGATTCTTTTCTTTAAGTCCGTTTATATACTTCATCCCCACAAGTGAAACTGAGAATAGACCGGCGGATGTGTTGGCAACGATCATCGGAACGACACTGAAATAAACAGAATACACGAGACCCAGAGAACTCGCTAACATATTGAGATATAGAAACGCATAATTGATTGCAGCAGTGTCTTTCGTTTTGTAGACGTGCATAACTTGGGGTATAAACATGATTGAGATCAGTATCGAACTGACCAATCCAATGCCATTGATAACCTTGTCCATACGTATTACTATTTTCTCCCGTTTAAGTAGGTATGGCACGAAACATCATCTTAATCATATTAGTCTTTTCGGTCATCTATATATTTTTTCGAACAAAAACCAGGGCAGATTACGATTACAAATGTTTTCTTCTAACGATGAAAGATCAAAAAGAAAGACAAGAGCGATTTTTTAAAAGTCACAAAGATGATATCCCCATAGAAATAATATATGGACCAGACACGAGAAAGATTAAAACAGCGAGTGAATATGAGGAATATATAGAACCAGATTATTTTGAAAAAGCTGTCGAGATGCATTATAGCCCGGATACCAAGAGACCAGATATCACGTATTTTAATTTAGGTGCTATCGGATGTTTCATGGGTCATATGGAGTTTTATAAACGTTGTTTTCGACAGGGTCTAAAGTACGCCGTCATTTTCGAAGACAATGTTATCATAAAATCTGATCAACTCTATGAACAAATTCAAAGTGTCATAGATGAGAAGGGTGATGACTTTGAGATGTGTTTTTTCCATTGTTTATCGAGACTTCCCGACACTAAAGAAGGAACTCTCGAGAAAGTAAATTGGATTTCGAGCACTAAATGCTATCTCATCAATGTGAATAACATGAAAAAGTATCAAAAGTATTTCTATCCAATGGATAATCATGTGGATATGAAACATGAGGATTTGATCAATAAAGGTGCTCGTGTATATTACAAAGATCTAAGGGAATATATGCTCATCGATCGCACACAACAAAGTACAATTGGTCATAATGAACATGGAAGACGAGATTTCTTTTCCAGGAATTATCCCGACGCTACACCTGACGATGTAAAGTGGGGGTACTAAGCCATGACAAATTTCCTCGCAAAGTCAACATATTCAGGTTTCCATCCACACATCCTCTGGGTGTTAGGGAACTCGTGGTTAATCGTCACCTTTCGGCCATCCTTAAGTGTAATGTTGATACTGCACGAATAAAGGTAGTTCATAGGCAACGCCTTAAACACGTCGTCCATAACACCGTTTGCATTTTTGTCATACATATACAGTTTCATACAAACACCATCATACATTTCAACCTCTTTTGGTTCAGTCCCGTCCACGACACCAACCAGCTCAATAGGGCGCCAATGATCACCCCTAGGTGTCTTAGAGATGCCAAACTTGCCCTTAAATAGGTCGGGAGTATAGACAGTTTGTAACACATGCTTTCGCAGATCCTGGAAAGACACGGCCTCATTAATAACGACATCGCAATCGTTAATGTTAACCATATACAGATTGGTCACCTTAGCATCGGTGTAGTCAATGGAACGGAGATCCTGAGTCGTGGCGGTGATTTGCGCAAGCATTTTGTCGAATTGACAGTGAGTAGTTGAATTTTGAAGTTATTTTATCTTATTGTAAACATCGACTTAGGTTTTTGATTCACAACTTTTACAATGAGGAAAACTCATTCTAAAAGCTGTTCCCAACGGGGCTCGAACCCGTGACCTTGGCGTTATAAGCACCACGCTCTAACCAACTGAGCTATAAGAACGGTGCGTTTGACTATATTACTAGTCAATCGGTATAACGGTGGGACTTCCCACATACTATATATGTTTTGAGTCTTTAAACCAGTTTAACAAAGTCATCGAACAACATTTTTGTACTTCCACCTTGAATAAAGTTTCGATACATTTGAGCATTTTCGAATGCTTCTTTAGCAACCTTCACAGATAAAATTGTGTCATATGCGCATGGTTCGGCATCTCTGATGACAAAACCCGGATTCATCACTTTGATCTCAGTTTCAACTTCGTCTTGAATAAAATCTACAATGTCTTGATAATCACATGTTTCAGCGACTACTACAACGGCATAACCTTGTGTTTCATAATTGTTTTTAATTTGGTGCATGGAAATTTTATTAATAGTTTGTTGGTTGATGACATCAGTCACTTTGGAATATCTCGCATATGTGGCGTTCGTCGAGAGTCCAGTGATACGATGTCCAGGTGCTTCGACGAAGACAATCGAATTTGTCGTTGTAGCCTCTGTATAAGCATAATCGATATATCTCGCAAACTCTTGAACAGCTGTCTGAAATCCAATAGATTCCATACCAGGAATATCATCAAAGATTGTCTTGGCAATTCCAATGATATTTGTATCAATGCGTTCATCGAGAGCAATTAGACTCGCACTCTTCATAGATTCGTTACCACAGATACAATATAGACGACCCAAATCACCCATATTCTCAACAACTTTATCAATATCCACGGCATCGCAAGATACTCGAAGAATTGAACCAGCACCTTCTTCAATCTTCCCACGAGAAAGTTCAACGCGAATATTATTGTTCAAACCACGAAATCCTTCATTAAAACCAATAATTCTGTTATCTTTAGAATTCTCAAGACGAGTGAGAGTATGAATAATGTTATTCACACCTGGACACACACCACCCGCCGTGAGAATTCCTACGTTCATTTGATATTTATATAAACTTATCTTTTATATACATTCCCATCAAAAATCCTAAAACATTCGTGAGATTTTCTCCAACGGAGTAATGCCACGTGTGTTCTTGTGAGTTTTTAATTCCTAGTGCACGATCGATGAAATTTTCATGTTTAGGTTTTCCCGCATAAACACGACGAAACCAGAGAGGTGTTTCTTGGTCCGACTCAACCAAACATCCACCAAAATTCTTCACAAGATCAGGTCTAGAGGATAGCCAATATTCAAACACCTCCCATGCGGCACCTAGAGTGATCCAAAACCAAAATTGTTTGGGAAAGAGAGCACCTAACAAAGCGAAAAATAAGAAGTGACTGTACTGAAATCCATAAAACTCTGTTCGGAAACAATCATCAGATGGTTTTTCACATGGACAGTGGTTTGCATACAAGAAAAACCACGTTGTAAAAAGTAAAATGACGAGTACTCGCATTTATTATCTGATTATATTTTAATAATGTCTCTCGAGATAGTGACATATGCAAATAAGTCTCAGGGAATGTTTGAAGATTTAGTGAACAACGAATTTGGTGTCCCAATTAAAGTTTTGGGTTGGGGTACAAAGTGGAATGGATATTCTGATAAATCTAAAGGTCTTTTGGAATATATGAAAACGAAAAACGACGACGATGTAATTGTTTTTGTTGATGGATTTGATACCAAAGTTAATAAAAGTCCTGAAAATGTCATGAAACTTTTCAAACAATGTAACTGTCGCGTTCTATTTTCAAACAACCCACCATGGTTTCTTCAAACACTTATATTTGGGACATGCGATCGTGCAATCGCAAACGCTGGTATGTATATGGTTTATGTAAAAGAATTGACTATCATACTACAAAACGAAGTCGATTTACAATGTAAAGACGACCAGGTCAATTTAAATGGGTTATGTAGAAAATATGATTTTGTAAAAATTGACAAAAATGAAAAAATTTTCAAAAACTTTAGTCCAATCCAAAAAATCAAAGAGAGTGATGCAGTATTTGTATCTTTTCCAGGAACCCTAGGTATAGATAGATACACTAGAGGTTTTTTCGAATACACACAATTCGTGTACATATACGTATTGTGTCTACTCATCGTAGGAATGGGTATATTTCCCAAATATTCCAAAATTCTTTTCACAATTGTGATCGCTCTAGTTATTTTTTACGCACTATTCGCGGATAAATCTTGCACCTTAAAAAATCTTTAAAACTTTAGCCAATTCTCCAATCATCACCAGATGCTGAGACATTACCATCAATTTCGCAGCATCTGTCTTGGGAGAGAAGTCACCGTAGCCCACACTCGACATGGTCGTGAAAGAAAAGTAGAAAGGGTCTAGGGGACTCTTGAAATTGAAGTGTTCTGGTTTCATCTTACTGTACAACAGACCATACAATATCGTGATGATAAGAATGTTCAATACAGTCTTCATATTACTATACCTCAACAGAATTTTGTCGAGGCAAATCTTGACTCCTCCTCTTAAAGTTTAACTTTCTCACACTCGTAACCCATCTCGAAACTGGATTCGCAGTTGAGGAAATTGTTGACGCCGCGTCATCGCTCATGATAATACTGAGACCGTTGCAGACATCTGGTTTATTCTCTTTAT